GCCAGAGACCCAAGCGTCGCCAGAGTGAGATAGGTTGCCTTCTTTTTCCACATATCCGCCTAGATCGCCTTTTGCAACGTTGCCAAAGCTAATTAACGCTTTAATCCTAAATAGCGTGACACCGAAAACGTCGATTGTGTCGTCAATTAATAACTCATATTTTTTCATTTTTCCCCTCCTAATATTCAAACGCTGGCGTAATGCCTTTCCTAGCCATCGCCAAAGCAGCAATTTCCGCTTGTCGTTGTTCCATGTGGTACAGCTCCAAGTCTTCGTGATACTGTTCCATCAGTTCGGCTTGCATGCGTTCCAATCGCTCTTTCTTTGCACGTTTGCGTGCGTCCATGCGGTTACCGTACCAGCCGGCTACAAATGCGATAGTAGCTATTAATGCTACGCCTAGCAGTTGGCTTGTTAATGTTGGTTCCATTGTTTTTTCTCCTCGTTGTGTGATATAATTAAGCAAATACTTTTTAGAAGCCTAATCGCTTCGCTAGTGCCTTGTCCGACTCTATCTCGGCAAGGCTTATTTTTTTAGCACGGTAGCGGTTGAGTTGCTTCCATTTCCAGAACTTGCGGAAACCCTCATAGTCTACAAACATCAGCTTGTGCGTCGGATTGAAGACATATTGCTCGAATTCTGCATTTTCTCGCATTTCTTTGACAAATTGCTTCGCTGTCGTAAGCGTCAACCCTTGCCACCTTTGCATTAGATGTTCATAATCTCCACCTGTTGGTTCTTCCGTCCCGTCAGTTGGTGTATAGATGATTTCTTTTATCTTTACCTGTGGCATCTTCTTCCCTGCCTTTCCTCAAACATCTAAATAACATGATCATGCTCAATTACTGGAAGAAGATCTTTCTTGTTTTTCAGCAAATCATAGATAAATAAGCGACCTTTTTGTGTCCAGTATGTGTGCATAGCACTACGTTCAGCATCAATCGTATGTGTTTTGGATTGTGTGTATCCATTACTAGCGTATTTTTGATACAAGAGCCAAGTATTGCCTTGCTTGTACTGGACTTTAAGTTCGTTCAAGATTTTATTGAGTTTATTCGCACTCATTCCATAGTCTTTCGCAATTACTGATATCGGAACGAGTGTTTTATTTTGAAGCACCAAATCATAATATGTTGCTTTTGGTTGCAGCTCATGGATAATTTGGCTCTTTTGAGCCGCATCTTCCTGCGCTAGCAAACGCAATCTGCGTTCTTCTTTCAACTTCTGGAAAGCTGCAATAGCCATATCGGGATTGTCCAATAATGTATCAATCGCATACATGCCATGTTTGCGGATTGATTTCAAGATTTCTTTCACCTTCTTCTTGAAAGCTTTGGCTAGTGGCTTGCGTGACTGCATTAGAACTTCATAGAGGCCATTTTCTGTTAAGAACCAAACTTCTCTTTTTTGACCTGAACGGAACAATGTTCCGACCAGCTTTTCGTCTTCATCGATTTTATCTAGCATTTTATTTACACTGGATACATCATATTCGATCCACTCTGCAACATCTTTAGCGACAAATAGTGGTTCATCTACTGTTCCGTATACTGTGAAGTGTTTTCCGAGAACTTCCTGCTCATTAATAATTTGTAATTCCATATGATACCTTTCTATCGAATCTTAAAGTCTTCAATCACACGAGCTACAAAACGATGTGCTTGCGGATTTTTTAATTTACCATTCAAGATATTTGTTACATCTTGACGGGCCATGTTATATTGAACTGCTAATGTTGCCATTGTTAGATTATTCTCTTTTAGATAATCCAATACCTTTTGACGACCATTGTCCATGTTTGGCATAATACCCCTCCTTACTTTGTAAGTTAAAAAAATAACTAATAATACAAGGAAAACGCTTCTGCTCAAACTTTTTAGCTAAAATACCTTTACAAAACTTCTTACTTTTTGTATAATTTGATTACCTTTATACAGAAAGGAGCTGATGCAAATTGGCAGAATTTTTGAAAGGTACTGTGTCTCAGTAGAGTTTGGATTCATTTTGTAGGTTACCTTTTGCCTACCGTACCTGACTAGCAGGGTTCAATAGGGAAGCTAGCTTTTTCTCGGCGTCTTAGCTAGACGACCAAATATTTTTAAAATAGCTGACATTTTTCTTTAAAGTGTCGAAAAAGCTAGTCTTCCAAATCGAGAATCAAATTCTATTTCAACTACAGTGCTGGGTACGATACCAGCGAAGTGTTGTTGGCTACTGCTATTAGCTTGAGCAGAACAATTTCCGTAACGTACTCTAGATAGCAGCTAGAGTACGTTTTTTGTTTTGTAAGAAAATGAGTTAGTAAATTATTTTATAAAAATGCTTGACAAATTTTAAAGAAAGTTTTAAAATGTAGGCATAATTAAAAACCTTGATAAAACGCAATATCTATCAATTATCTTGCTCGCCAAAGCTATTCAATTTTTAGATAAGTTTTACTTTGTTTTTTTCTAACTCATTAACTTACAAAAACTATTTTACAAAACTCTTTAAAAAATGTCAAGCATTTTTATAGAACTTTTTAAAATATTTTTTGTCATGTCTTAGAAAGGCTGATATGACAATGTTTCCGACATTTGAAATAATTAAAGAACTTGCCCAAAAGAGAGGGTTGTCTATAAATGCTCTTGAAGAAAAAATTGGTTTTAGCAGAAATTCCTTGTATTCTTGGAAAAGTAGTGAGCCGAAGCCTAAAAAATTAAATCAGGTCGCAGACTATTTCGGAGTATCTACTGACTATCTATTAGGTCGGACAGATAACCCTGCTATTGCAGGAGAAAAAGCTCCAGAGCATGAAATAGAACTTGACGACTTGGACGGCCGCATCATGCTCTTTGACGGCAAGCCATTGTCTGATGACGACAAGCGAGCTATTAAGGGCATTATAGAAGGCTACCTCAATAGCAAGAAATAAGTTTAAGTGAGGGAGATTATGGATAAAGAAAAAGAACTGTTGGAGCAGTATGAGGTATCACTTTATACTTTTGACCCAGACCAATGGGCTGGGCGTGGTTTCTATGACGCAGAAACAAGGACTATTTTTTTAAACAGCTCCTTATCGCCGAACGAACGCCACAGAGTATTGCTACACGAATTAGGACACTTAGAGCATATAGGCTCTATCTATCGTCACTCTGCTATGCGCTGCGAGAATGAAGCTAACAGGCACATGATCCATAAGCTATTAGAAGAAGAACTCGCATCATCAGACGACCATCAATCATTTAACTTCTTGCACTTTATGCAAAAGCATAAATTAAAGACGGTAACAGACGAATTGATGGTCATTGACGAATATTTTCAATTGATTGGTTAATTAAAAACAAAATAAAACAATGTGCAATCGCTGAACCACATTAAAAGCTGCAGGGAGGATTTTATTATGGGAATGTTTGCTCAACGTTGTCCTTATTGCAAGTCGACTGAAATCGAATTTATGGCTCAAGACAGAAAAGGGTTTAATGGTTGTGTTGGATGTATCGGTTTTTTGATCGCTTGGCCTTTTCTACTCCTGGGACTGGTTGGTAAAAAAGGGAAAAATAACTGGCATTGTAGAAACTGTGGCAGGACATTTAAAGCAAAAGCAAAGTAAATCAAAATAAAAAATCCCCACATTCTCGGCCGGCAAGCTTGAATGTAGGGAAACCCTGTATAAGAAACAACCATTCAAAAGGTTCTTTTCTTGTACTCATTTTATCAAAAATGAGGAGAAAAAACAATGTGGATAGAGAAATTAGAAAACGGAAAATATAAATTTTTCGAAAGATACAAAGATCCATATACAGAGAAATGGCGCAGAGTATCCGTTACTTTAGATAGTGGCTCTAGTCGAGCCAAAAAAGAAGCCCAGAAGATTTTAGATGAAAAGATTGAACTCAAATTAGGTAGTCTAAAAAGCTCTGATATGCTTTTTACAGCGCTTTTTAATAACTGGTGGGGATTTTATCGACAAGGGCTTAAAAACTCGTCTATAGCGTCGTTAGATGGCAATATAAGGGAGATAAGAGAAAAGTTTGGGAGAGATACCAAAGTCACCAAAATAGACCCTCTTTATATCCAGAAATACTTAGACAACCTAGATGGATCACGCAGTAAAAAAGAGCGTCATAAGTCCATGCTCAATCTTGTCTTTGATTATGCCGTAGAGAAGAATATCCTAACTGACAATCCGGCCCGACGGGCAAGGTTGCCAAAACAAAAAAAGACCCTGGATGATTGGCAAAAGGTCGCTAGTAAATATCTTGAAAAGCACGAGTTACAAGACTTATTGAAAGAACTCTATAGCCGGCCTAATACATATAGGATAGGACTGCTCGCGGAATTCATGAGCCTTAACGGCGGTCGTATTGGTGAGATTATAACCATCCGGGCAGAAAACCGAGACTATGAGACCCGCAAACTGCAGCTAATAGGCACTATAGACCGGACTGCAGGTTATAAACAAGGGGTAAAGACCAGTCCGAAGACAGTGGCCGGTTATCGAACAACTGACATGACCAAGCGTGAAATGGAAATCATGCAAGAATTGGAACAATTAAACCAGATGGAACAGACAACAAACCCAAACTATCAGAATCTTGGCTATATCTTCACGACTAAGAACGGCATACCCATTCAGATTAATTCTTTCAACTTGGCCATCAAGCGAGCAAACGAGCGACTAGATAACCCTATTCAAAAGAATTTAAGCAGTCACATTCTTAGGCATACACTAATCAGCCGACTGGCCGAAAAGAACGTACCGCTAAGAGCCATTATGGAACGTGTGGGGCATTCAGACGCCAAAACTACAAATCTAATCTATACCCACGTTACCGACAACATGCGCAGCCAAGTTGTGGATGCTTTGGAAGATGATTAGTATCTTGCCCCTTATTTGCCCCTTTTGAACAAAAAAAGAACCCGTAACACGAGCTAAACGCTGGTATTACGGGTTTTTCTATTCAAAATTATTTTACAGCGTCTTTAA